TATGCTCAATATATTGTTGATTTTATTGAAGATATGAAAAAAGTATTCCCTACACTTAAAGATGATTGGGGAATTTATATGCCGGAAGTTAAATATCTTTCACCAGAACCATTAGTAAATTATAAAGATCTTAGTTTAACAAAGTATCCTAACGTACATTTTGTAGGAGATGCGTTATCAGCTCGTGGTATAACAGTTTCGGGAGCACATGGAATTTATGTTGCTGAATCTATACTTGGAAACTTTAAATAAGATACGTACATTTATAAAAAATAAAATTAATAATATGGAAAACCAAACAAATGAAAAGTTTGAACCTTCAAAAAAACTTGTTAAATCTGATGGTACTATAGCTTATATCTTTGATAATAAACTACATAATTGGGAGGGTCCGGCTTTAATTCCTGAAGGAAATAATCGTAAAAGAGAATACTATATAAATGGTATTAAATTAACAGAAACATCATGGAAATTATCTCGTAAAGAACGAGAAGGTCTTCCTTGGTATAAAGGATCATCAGCAAAAGGTTCAACTAATAGATTTTAATACTAAAAGAATAAAATATGCGTATAGGTTTTTGTGGAACAATGTCAGTAGGTAAAACAACGCTTGTAAATGCGTTAAAAGAATTACCTGAATTTAAAAATTATACATTTAGAACTGAACGTTCTAAGTATTTAAAAGAACTTGGAATTCCTCTTAATACGGATTCAACTACTAAAGGTCAAGCTGTATTTTTAGCTGAACGAGCAAGTGAATTAATGCAAGAAAATATTATTACTGATCGTACTATAATAGATGTTATGGCTTTTGCTAAAGCATCACAATCAATGACTAGTTTAGATGCTGAAAAATTTTGTGAATTTGCTGGAACTTTACTCCCGGAATATGATTATTTATTTTATATCTCCCCCGAAGGAGTTGAGATGGAAGATAATGGGGTTCGTGAAACAGATTTAAAATATAGAGAAACAATTGATGTTATTATTCAAAATCAACTAGATTTTAATATGCATAAAATTAAAAACTGTATTAAAATTAAAGGTACTATCCAAGAACGTATCACACAAATAAAATCTACCCTTTCTTTGTAATATTTATAAATAAAAATAAAATAATGAAAAAATCAGAAGCTAAAAATTACATCAAAGAAATTATTATATCTGAATTATCTTTAGAAGAAGGAACATATGTTGGAGCTGCTGCTATAACATCTTTACAAAAAGATCCAAAATTTGCAGCGGCAAAAGATAAAGTGACTCCGATCAACACATTAAAAGCTGGAGGTAGTGTTACTTTAGAAAATGAAGAAGATTATGATGCTGAGTTTGATGTTGAACCAACATCAAAAGATATTAAAGCAAATTCATCTTTTGCTCAATTACAATCTAAATATAATGAAATTGTAAAACAAATGAAATCTGTTGTAAATAATTACAAATCAGCAGAAGGAAGTGAAAAACAACAATACGTTGATGAATTAAGAAATCTAACTCAACTTAAAAAAGAATTAGAATCCCTTATTAATCCTTCAATGGACGACGAAGACGAAGATTAATGAAGAATTATTATCAAATTTTAAGTTATGTGTTTGTTATATTAATAACTTTAATTATAGTACTTAATATTAGATTTGATAAAAATATTGATTATAAAAACCAAATAAAAACATTAAAAATACAAAATAAATCCTTAAAAGCTAATATAGATTCTAATAAAGTTTTAATTAATAATTTATCCTCAGAAATTGATACTTATAAAGTTAAAATAATAGAAGATAAAAAAGAATTAGCTAATTTAAAAATAAAAGCTAAAAAAATTAAATCTAAATATAATGAAGAATCTAATCGTATTAATTCTCTTGATAATACTTCCATTGTCCGCGAGTTTACAAACACTTTCGAATGATAGTTTATGTTGCGTTCCCTGCAAATCTTTAAAAAAAGCATTACTTGTAAAAACCGAACGTGATCTTTTAAAGGATCAAATTGGAGTTACTCGTGACTCTATCCTTATTTTTACTAATATTTTAAGTAATCAAGATTCTATTATAATTAAACAAGATACTACTATTTCTTTATTTAAAAAAAATGAAGATAAATATAATCAAATTATTATAAATAAAGATGTTGAAATAAAACTTAAAGATAAACAAATTAAAAAAGCAAAAAATAAAATGAGAGTAGCTTGGGCTACAACAGGATTAAGTATTATTACTTTTATATTAATACTAATATGAGTCAAGATTTAAAGCAAATAATTAGAGAAGAATATATTAAGTGTGCCCAAGACCCAGCACACTTTATGCGTAAATATTGCCACATTCAACATCCCCAACGAGGCCGAATCTTATTTAATCTATATCCATTTCAAGATAAAACTTTAAAATTATTTAGAGATAATCCTTATTCAATTGTATTAAAATCTCGTCAATTAGGTATCTCAACATTGGCCGCAAGCTATTCGTTATGGTTAATGTTATTTCAAAAAGATAAAAATGTACTTTGTATTGCTACTAAGCAAGAAACTGCTAAAAACATGGTTACAAAGGTTAAGTTTATGTTTGATAACTTACCTTCATGGCTTAAAATCCCAGCAGATGAACATAATAAGCTAACCTTAAGATTAAATAATGGTTCTCAAATAAAAGCTACCTCAGCATCTAGTGATGCCGGTAGATCAGAAGCAGTATCTTTATTAATAATAGATGAAGCGGCCTTTATTGAAAATATTGGGGAAATTTGGGCATCAGCTCAACAAACATTAGCAACAGGTGGTGGTGCTATTGTATTATCAACTCCTTATGGTACTGGTAATTGGTTTCACCAAACATGGGTTAGAGCTGAATCTCAAGAAAATGATTTTTTACCTATTAAATTACCTTGGTATGTCCATCCTGAAAGAAATGAAGAATGGAGAAAACGTCAAGATGAATTATTAGGTGATCCTAGATTAGCATCTCAAGAATGTGATTGTGATTTTAGTACTTCCGGAGATGTTGTATTTTATAGTGAATGGATAGATTTTATTAAAGAAACTACAGTTCAAGATCCTTTAGAACGAAGAGGAGCAGATCAAAATCTTTGGATTTGGGAACCTGCAGACTATACTAGAGATTATATGATTATGGCTGATGTTGCTAGAGGAGATGGAAAAGATTCCTCAGCATGTCATGTTATTGATATAGCAACTAATACACAAGTAGCAGAATATAAAGGTCAATTATCACCAAAAGAATTTGGATATTTTTTAGTTGGTTTAGCTTCTGAATACAACAATGCAATGTTAGTTGTAGAAAATGCATCCATTGGTTGGGCAACTTTAGATTCTATAATTGAAAGAAATTATCGTAATTTATACCACTCCCCCAAATCAGATACAATGACGGCTGAATCCTATTTAAGAGTATTTGAGGGTACTTCTGATATGACTCCCGGTTTTACAATGTCTTTAAGAACAAGACCACTTGTAGTAAACAAATTTAGAGAATATGTTGGAGATCGATCAGTAACAATTCGTTCAAAACGATTATTAGAAGAAATGAAAGTTTTCATTTGGAAAAATGGTAGACCTGAAGCTCAAACAGGATATAATGATGATTTAGTAATGTCTTTTGGTATAGGAATGTATTTAAGAGACACATCTTTAAAATTTCAACAACAATCTTATGATATGACTCGAGCTACGCTTGGTAATATGAGCAAAAGTACGTATGTTGGAGCCTATAACTATAATAAAATTCAAAATCCCTATACTATGGAAACTGATAAAGGGATAGAGAATATTAATTGGTTATTATAATATTTATACACAACAAAAATAAAAATGGCAGATACTAGTTTATTTACTCGATTACAACGATTATTTTCAACAGATGTTATTGTAAGAAATCAAGGAGGAGACCAATTAAAAGTAATGGATGTTGATTCAATTCAACAATCTGGAGACATTGCTACAAATTCCTTAATGGATAGATATAATCGTTTATACTCTCCTGCAGCCTCCTCTTTATTAGGTTCCCAAATAAACATTAATTGGCAATACCTTAGAACCATGGTCTATTCAGACTATGATAATATGGATTATGATGCTATTGTAGCTTCTGCTCTTGATATTGTAGCCGATGAATGTACGCTTAAAAATGATATGGGTGAAGTTCTCCGTATTAAAAGTAATAATGAAGATATTCAACAAATTTTATATAATTTATTCTATGATGTATTAAATATTGAATTTAATCTTTGGTCATGGATTCGCCAAATGTGTAAATATGGTGATTTTTTCCTTAAAATAGAAATTGCTGAAAAATATGGAGTTTACAATGTTATCCCTTATACAGCTTATCACATTGAAAGACAAGAAAACTATGATAAAGACCACCCAGCATCTATAAGATTTAGATACTCCCCAGAGGGTATTTATGCTGGAGGTTCAGGATATTATGGTTCTCCAACTTTAGGAACATTTAATGATAACCAACCCGGTATTTATTTTGATAATTATGAAATGGCTCATTTTAGATTATTAACAGATGTTAATTATCTTCCATATGGTCGTTCATATCTAGAACCAGCTCGCCGAATTTTTAAACAATATGTGTTAATGGAAGATGCTATG